GCTTCCATGCCCGCAAATGTACGCTGTTAACGTACGACTTAGGACTACCGGCAGGGAAAAACAGATTCACAGACTGACCTTGGCAGATGTACTGCTGTCTGTCTGATGCATGCTCCACTACCCAGCCCTGATCCAATTCAAATGCTGTCTTGAATACATCCTTCACATCCTCTGGCAAGAACTCCAGTTGCTGCACAGAACCCTGGTTCAGGATGATCGACTGCCAGACATCGTCTGTGTTCTTGCCAATGGCATGCAGAATAACTTCTAAGTATTTGTTCTTGACGAGATGTGATCCAGCCCTCGTTCGATGAACATACGCATTTGATTTAATAGGCTCAATACTAGGCGAACAACCGCAGATGATACTACTATTGGCATTAGGAGCAATAGCAATGAGATGAGCATTCCTACGTCCAGTGCCCCGCATATCAGGTGCTTCACCTCTTTCCTTGGCAAGAAGTTCGGTCTCATGTATAGCCTCCCTCTGAATGTATGAGAAGATGTTCCGGTTAAATGTCTTAGCCATCACGCCTTCAAATGGAACGTTAAGGCTCTGCAAGTAGCCATGGAATCCCATAGCACCCAGCCCTAGGCTACGCTCCTGTATGGCACTGTATCGTGCCTTGCTGATGTCGTCTGGTGCATTATCGATGAATGCCTGCAGCACGTTGTCTAGGAATCTGATCAGGTCACGGATCATGGTCGTGCCCTTCCAGCTATCGTACTTCTCTAGGTTCACACTCGACAGACAACATACCGCCGTGCGGCTTTCATCCGTAGCCAGATGAATCTCGTTACATAAGTTACTGCCATGAATCTTTAACCCCAATTGTTTCTGTGTATCTGGTAGGGCACGGTTGGCGGTATCAATGAAGTTGATATACGGGCTACCAGTTCTAAACCTAGCTTCAAGGATACGCTGCCACAAGTCACGGGCAGGCAGAGTCTCACGTACAGATCCATCGTTAGGATCTTTTAGCTGCCAGTCTGTGCCATCAAACACAGCCTGCATGAACTCGTCTGTCACGTTCACTGCATTAAATAGGTTGAAGCATTTCCTATTAATGTCACCGCCAGTAGGTACTTTAAAATTAATAAACTCAATAATGTCAGGGTGATCAACATTAAGATACGCAGCATAGCTACCCTTCCTAGTCTTGCCCTGCTTGTAAGCAGTCATCTGTGAGTCAACTACCTTGAGGAATGGGATAGGCCCGGGTGCCTTGTCACTGATACCACGGACATCGCCCCAGTGCCCACCAACACCACCGCCTTTAACAGACAGCCAAGCTACCTCTGCATTGTGGGCAACAAGGGATTCAAGATTGTCACCTACATATGTAAGGAAGCAGGAGATGGGCAATGCCTTGAACTTTGCACCGGGACGTGGGGCATTGCTAAGCACAGGGCTAGCGTACATGAACCACTGGTTAGATGCGTAGCTGTAGATCCGCTGAGCAAACTCTAGGTCACCAGCACAATAGGCCAGTGCAGCACGTGCAAAGGCTTGCTGTGGGGATGTCTCATCGGGCAGCATGTAGTAGTCACGCAGCAGCATAGCAGCCTGCTCACTTAGCTGTGCGTCCCTTGACAGGTCGATGTCAATGCCGTGGTAATCTTGTCTCATTATTCCAGTTCCTCTGTGTCTACACAGATGTTTATTTCTTTCACTTGACTGCAACCGATATCATTCATGGCATCCTCGACAGCTTCCTTCACTACCTCTTCCAGATATTCTGGATTAGAGTAAGACGAGGGCATGTTGTCCTTCTCAAACTCAACCGTAAAATCTACCAGTACATTGACAGTCATTACCAGTTTACTCCTTTTGTTTTCTCAAGTAACTCAATCATCTTGTTGAGATACCACTGGGCCTTCTGTGCATCCTTGACAGGGTGCCCCTTGTGCCACATACGAATGACATACTTCAGTACGTTGCCATGGCAGTAGTTGATTGCATCGTACTCGCCAAGGGTGTCGATGATAATGTCGATAGTCTCGTACTTACCAGCATTGTAATGCTGAGGCTTCTCGACTTCATCAAACTTCTTGACGGTATCGTTGTATCTATTCTCTGCATTCTTGACCCAGCTATGCTTCATGATCTTCTCATGGGCAAGACGATTCCACTCTTCTGGAGTGGCGTCATCAATACTTTTTCTCTCGGTCATCATCAAGCATTCCCTTTAGTCTGTGTCCACTCGGAGAGGCTGACAACATTGTCGGGCATACCGTCTTGATCCAGCACAGTAAAGCGGAACGCACCTGAGTTAGCAGAGCGAACCAGTTCTTCTTGGATCTGCTGAGAGAACTCTTCATCGCTGTTGAGTTTGCTAAAGCAAATGACCAGTGCCTGCATCATGTAGATCAACTCTTCCTTGTCTTCATCAGACAAGTGTTCGTTGGGCATGACAATGGCATTGAGATCCACGGTGCCCTGCCATTTACCGTTCTCAACGTTAGGTCGGATCACAAGTGCTAGGTCATCATTTTGAATATGGTTCATGCTTTTTTCCCTCGAATAAAATTACAGCGATTGATGATATAAACTTTTTATAACTCGGTGTTGTCTTCTCTGCTACCCACTCTTCAGGCACTAGCTTATCAGCATACATGAATCCATGCTTTATGCACCAGTCTCCGTATGTAGTCTTGGAAACCTTGCTAAGCCTTCTCTTGCTATTCTCGAATACAAATCGTATGTCGATACTGGGATGCTGCTTCTTGACCAGCAAATGCTTGCGTCTATCTTCGGCTGTGAATAAGCCTTTTGTTTCAACCACAATTCCATTTGGAAGTATGAAGTCTGGTGTGTACTTTCTGTACGACAGGTCTTCCCATTCAATCTTGAGGTCTTCATAGCGGTAGTCTACCTTCAGTTCTTTAAGTTGATCTTGAACCTTCTGTTCCAATCCACTTCTGTAACCACGCTTCTTGCCTGCGCCCCATTGCTTCTTACTGAAAGCCATCAGTCTTCGACTTCCGTTTTCTTAATGCTGACATACGAGACCATAGGTTTATTCTCAGCACGTGAGACCAGACTTGGTCGCTCTTCAAGTCCGGGCCAGCAGGCGTATCGATAGCTACACCACTGACAGTCCCGTCCAAGTACGAGATTCCCTGTCGGCTTCTTTCGATATGTTTCCTCGACTGCTTCATAACATCTTTCAAACTCGTTCTTCTTAACGTGATCCGCAGTTGCCTGTATCTCTGATAACTCCTTATCAACATCGATACCTTCTGCTGCAACGTATTTAAATTCTCCAGTAGCTTTATTAACCACCCACCATCCGCCAGCTTTGACCCCACAAGCTTTGGCATAGCCAGCCAACTGCGCCACATATCCGAAAGAGTCTGACTCATCCAGAGTTTGAAACGATTTAAACTTGTTCTCGTATGACCACGGGCTTGCTGATTTAACATCATCAACCTTTCCGTCCATGATGAGGTCGGGTGTGCCAGGGATCTCGTGCTCACCCACAGTCAGCGTTACACGCTCACCATCGGAGTAAGAGATACCTGCCTGTGTCAGCAGCCCCTTGAACACAGCCTCAACTATGTCACCAATCATCATGTTGATTACAAAGTTTGTGCTGTGTGGGACTGCAGTCTCGGGCTTGTTCTTCTCGAACCAGAGTTGACACAGAGGCCGTCCTACGTTGGACATCCTTAGTGTGAATGCATTGTCACGTTTGTGGACGAACTGCCGAACTAAGGCAGCACGAATGTCCTCGACAACCTGTTCAATGGTTTCTTCACTTAGTGTGCTATCACCAAAGCGTAGATTGCTTAGGTACTGGTGCAGCTTTAATTCGGCAGGGTGTTGCATTTAGGCAGCGTCCTCAATCTCAACGTCAACAAACTCTTCGACTACTTCATCAAACTTCTCTTCAGCCTTGTTCTTGCTGGCCTCGTTGTAGGCAGAGACGATGTAGTCATTGTAGTTGTCGATCCACTCGTTGAAGCTGGTGAACGTAGCCTGATCTGCATCGGTCAGAGGAATGACACCACTCAGATCCAGTGCAGCATTGGGGGTGTAGTAGCTGTTGCCATTGGGCAGAGGATTCTCTGTCGTGGTCAACAGGATCATGTGCTGGGGCAGGATACGATTCTGCTTAGCCATCTGTGCAATGGGGGAACCCATCTCTTTGAAGGCATCCTTGTTGTCCACTTCCCAAATGAAGGGCACAGACTGCACACCCTCGACTTCCTCACCCTTGTCATTGACAGCAGCAGGGAAGGTAACCTCACCCAACAGAACACGGACACGCTTGATGGACTTCAGCAGTGTCTTCATGTCCTCGGGCAGGGACTTGTAGTCTTCGATCCAGCCACTGGGCTTGCCACAGTTGAAGCCACCTTCGTTGTCACGCAGATCTGCATTCAGGTCGGTAGACATAATAGTCTTGATGAAGCGATCCTTCTGACCGCCAGTGCCTTTGACATAACGCTTATACATGAACCGCTGATTGAACAGACGGATCTGTGGCTCAGCGCAGTACAGGTTAGGCTGCTCAGGACGCTGGAGTACAAACATACCGGCATCGACAATCTGCACCTTACGTGCCTTGCCCTTAACAATTTCTTCACCCATCACACCCGAGTGATCGATCTTAAGACGTGCGAGATTGTTAGCCTTCTTAGTTTTCTTTACATCTGCTGACATACCCATAGCTGCAGCCATAGCTGCGAAGTTTGAACTGTCATTTAAAGTTACGATTTGGCTCATGATATTTCCTTTTCTAAATGTTGAACATCTTTCTGCTCTAACCAGTTGTTTCCGATCTTAGCTTCCAATGCAAGTGGCACATTGAAATCTATACCCCATCTAGCGTTAATCAAATCTACTAGACTTTTCTGTACGTTGTCAATCACTTCAATGACCTCGTCCTGTTCTTCGGGGTGTACATCGACAACAATGGAGTCATGTACAGAATTCACTACACAACTACGGTACGGTTGCAATCTGTTGTAGATCTCAACCAAAGCTAGGGGCACAATGTCTGCCGTGGCAAACGACTGCACCGGATAGTTCTTGATCTGCGTGAAGTTAGTGACAGTGCCATCACGCTTACGCTTCACGTCAGGGAATACAAACTCCCTGCCGCTTGGGATACTAATGTAGCCATAGGCCAGTGCCTGTTTAGCTAGCGTCTTATGCCAGCCTGCTACGCCCTTGTACTTCTCCATGAAGTGTGTGTAGTACGCAGCTTCAGCAGGGGTTCTGCCGTAGCCTGTAGCCCCGTACAGAGGGGCAAACGTATGGGTCTTGGCTACCTGTCTGCTAGTGGGCTGGCCTGCATCGGTAATAACCTTGGCTGTGTACGAGTGTACGTCAAAGCCCTCGGATACTTCCTTCATAGCCACGGCATCTTGGGATAGGAATGCAGCCACACGAAACTCTAGCTGTGCGAAGTCTGCCTCCATCACCTTGCCACCCTCCCACCTAGAAACAAACACACGCTTGACCGGGAAGGTATTACCACGGGGCATGTTCTGCATGTTGGGGTTAGACCCACTGAACCTGCCTGTTGCTGTGATGTGCTGGTTCAACCGTACATGCAGCATGCCATCAGGCTTGATGAAGTCTGCAATACCCTCGACAAAGTTAGACAGGTAGCTGTCCAGTGCTGACAGCCTACGGAGTTTGCCTAGGAACTCCTGTGCCTCTGTCATATTTTTACTGGAGGCCACCCGTTCCAGTATCTCCAAGTTCCCCTTAGAAGTTCCGAATCCATTGGCACTGGCCCACTTAGAATTTGGCGGGCTGAACTTGAGACCAGCAACGTCCTTCGTTTGTTTGTACTCAAAGCCGGTACCGGCACAGTCGGTGCATCTGGTTGCTTTCTTGAAGGCTGATCCATCTTTTTTCGTCTTGAAGAAACTACCAACCCCGCCACAGCTAGGGCACTTCACTGCCTTGGTTTTGTACAACGGAAGAAAGTTAGACTTGACTGCTGACTTGAAGTCTACGTCAGTCATGTAAGGGGTGATGGCTGTAGCCCACCGTGCCTTGTCGATTGGTCTGCGACTATAGATTACCCACGACAATTGCTCGGGGCTGTTCAGGTTGATGGGCGTATCACCCATGAGGAAGCGGACATACTCATTCAAAGCTTTCTCAAGTTCAGCTTTCTCTTGCTCGAACTGGGTACGAACATGCCCAAGCTGGTCAAGGTCTACCTTGAACCCGTTCTGGTACATACGAGTCAAGACAACTGTCACCTCATTGGTCAGCCTAATTGTCTCTGATAAACCCTGATCCTTCGCCTCCGTGCCACGAAGAGATAACGCCTTAAATATTCCCTCGGTCGCACCAAGATCGTGGAGAAGATAGTCCTGCAACTCGTTGAGTGGTATGTCACGTGTGGAGTAGCCCTGCTTGAAGTATTCTTTTAGTGTGTCTTGTTTCTGTACGTCACACCCGTACCGCTGCGCCACTGACCCAAGATCAAGGGGCATGCTTTGACCACGCAGCATGACGTACTCGCCAAGCATGGTGTCATAGACTTCCCCGTTATACACAAACCCAGATTCCCACAGCCAGATAAGGTCATGAGAAATATTGTGTCCAATTAAAAGCGTAGTAGAATCAAGGGCTTGCTGTACAATCTTCATGCCGTTGGGGGTAGGCTCCGACTGTGAGTGATCGAACACCACCACCTGTGCATCCCCATCGACAGGCTTCATACCCACCATTACCAGCGTGTTGCCGGACTCAAATGGATCGAGATGCTTCTTCTTGTTCTTGTTGGTGACTGTATTCTCTACGTCTAGGATTAGTTGCATTAGAAGCGTACCCCGCAGATCATGTGGCCCTTGAGATGTTTGGTGCTAGGCTTCTTACGTGTCGAGACAATGTCGTAAGACTTGCCTGTCCAGATAAACGTAGCACCATGGTTGTTGGGGTTGCCCTTGACCTGCAGCTTCTCGATGTACCCGCCTGCCTTGAGGATACGGATGCATCGGTACGTAGCTTGGAACGAGATGTTGAACTTCTCTTTTATTAACTCCGAAGGCTTAGGCTCGGTACAGTACTCAAGGATAGCTGCCATTCTCTCGTGAAATTTCATGATGAGTAGACTCCAGTTGTGTAATCGAATTCGCAGTTAACAATTCTGTGTACGCCACTGATCTTGTTCTTCACAATGTTCAGATAACGCATACCATCATCTTCAGTCTGATCGTTCATCGGCGGGTTACGTGCAATCAATATCATCAGGTCTGACTCACCAGCCAAGCCTGTTTTGCTACCCTCGATCATAGCCTGAGACAGAACAATCTTGCCCTCAGCTTCAGCACTTAACTGTGTGCAGTAGACCACCAAGCAGCCATACATCTTGCCGATGTTACGTGCATAGATGGCGTTAGCCTTCAGTGCCTCGTGGTTGTTGGAAGCTGCACCCTCTTCAGCAAACTTACTGCCGATGTCCATGATCACAATGTCAGGCTTGTGATGTTTGATCACAGCCTCTGCCCACTTCATGGTCTTGCCAGTGGCATCGATAAACTTCAGGCTATCTTTCCATGGGTCATACAGCCTGTGCGCCTGTGCCTTGTTGGCTACAATCTGTGGCATGGTCATGCCTGTGGCTGCTGTCATGTAACGACTAGCCACCCGCTCAGGCTTCTCCTCGTTACACATCACAAGGATCTTAGCACCTTGAGATGCCCAGCCATGCGGTGCTGCACACAGTGTGGCATGGAAGCTTGACTTACCTACGTTAGACCGGGCACCAATCACAAACAACATGCCATTGTCCAAGCCTTGGACTGCATGATGCAGGCTGTGTACATTGAACTGCCATTTGGTATTGTTAGCTGCATTTGCCAGCAAGTTATCGATGCTGTTGTCAACGTAGTTCACACGGACACTGGGCATGAAGTCATCTTGGTATTGCTCGATGACATTGCGTAGTGGTTCCATCGTGGTCTGCTCACCATTGACAAACTGAAAGCCAAGGTTAGCTACCTCTTCACCTACAAGCTGACGGAACATACCTCCGATTACTTCTGCTGCTACATCAGAGCCTAGTTCGTTGGCTGTCTTGATCTTCTGGAAGTCAAGGTTGATGGCCTGCTTCTGTGCTGTGGTAAGTGTGGGGTTGTTGGTGTGGTAGAGAGCCTGTACTTCTTCGACTGTCAGGTCTCGTTGGTAGTTGTCCATCGCTTGATCAATGGTTGTCTTGATCTTGCGTAGGTCTTTGGTGAAGAGTTTGTCGGGGCATTTGTTGCCCCTTGTATCGTCATAGAACTGCTTGGACAAAAGGCTACGTAGTAATGCATGTTCCAATCTAAACTCCTAGCTGTAGTTGAATGGCAGTCACATCAGGACTGTTCCGGTACTTGATGTCATCATACAGGTTCAGGGCGTATGCGTCAATGCCAGCCGACTTCAACTCCCGTGTGTACTGTAGCGTCTTGGAACGGGCATCTGGATCAAGGGCAACGATGACCTTGCTGTACTTGCGAAGCATCTGCTTGTGCTCATCCAGTAGTGTTGTGCCTAACAATGCAAAGCCCACACCACCTAGCGTTTCAACTACAGCAGCAGAGATGCAGTCCTCTACAACCACAGCCTTGGTGCCTGGGGTACGGGTGACGAATGCTGTACGTGCCACACCATAGCGTCTCCACTTTGGTTGCACACCCATCATAGCCCTGCCTGCTGCATCCACAATCAATCCGTTCTGGTAGATAGGGAATACAACTCTGTCCTCACGTACGTCATAACGTAGGTCGAGCAGTGTCTCATCCAGTTCGTACCTACCACACAGGTTAATTAGCTGTGGCTGATTGTTATCTACAACTACCCAAGGGGGCAGTGAGAATTCAGGAATATCTGTGGCTGCATCTTGATCCTTGTACAGGAATCGTTTGATGTCTTCTACCCGTAGGTTGACATGGGTAGCACCTGACTCATTGCAACTGTTGGCGTAGCAGTTCCAGAGCATGGTGCCCATGTCATTCTTGGCAGTGAAAGTCTTGGGTCTTTTGCAGGCAGGACAAGTGCCACGCCACACCTGTCCTTCTTGTAACTGCAGGTCGTATACGAATTGTTTAGTGTTCATATGGTCTCACCTACTGTATCACCCGCCGTGTTAAAGCGGAGCATAGCTGCTGCTTTCGCACTTGTCAAGGTATTTTTCATATATGGTTTCACTGACTGGAAGTTGGCATGCCCAGTGACAGACAGGATCTGTGGGATGGGTACGCCAGCATCAATCATTTCCGTGGTGCCAGTCCTTCGCATGTCCATGATCTGATACTCCTTGGGTAACCCACAACGATTCATTATCCTTCGGGCTATGATTGATAAGTGAAACTTATTGTATGGCTTGGACTCCACCTTCAAGCCGTAGCACATCGGTGCCACGTAAGGCTGGAACCCTACGTCATTGTGCTGCTGCACCAACATGTCATGCAACTCGTCAGTGGTAGGCAGTTCCACCCTAGCCCTACGCTTGGATTGTTCTAGGTACAAGACCCTGTTGTCGAAGTCGTACTTATCCCATGTCAGGTTAGCCATGTCACCTAGACGCTGGCACCACTCGTATGCCATCTGCACAATCAGCCCTACGGAACGCCACTTAAACTCTCCGTATGCCGTTGTCAGGAAGAGGTTGATATCCTCCCTAGTCCAGACTACTTTGCGGGGCCTGTGGGGCCGATTAGACACCTTGCTGAAGGGGTTTGTCTCTGTGTGCCCTACCTGAATGGCGTAGTTGTACAGCTTACTGGCTACTGC